CTGTGCTCCACCTTCACGGTCACATCCGCTCCGGAAGCAACGTTAGCGCCGATGACAGCGGAGAGGAACCCAGTCCGGTCTATAGCCTCTCCAGGGGTGTAGGGTATTGCGGTGATGTTCTGAAAAAGTTCACGTTTCATATTGGCCTATCCTCCCTCATTAGACAGGGACAGCGACCTTTGTAGCCACGGCGAAGCTCTCGTCATGGCGCAGGCCGGTGTCCACATGGTTGATAGCGCGGATGAGCGTCTGGTCGTTCTCGAAGGCGGAGATGATGTTGCCCGCATCGTCAGTCCAAGAGCCCTCACGGCTGGTCTCAATCTCCAGAGCGCCCTGCTCGCCGATGACCAGATCGTTCCAGTTACCGAAGACGATGCAGGTCTTGCCGCCGGTGGTCTCCAGCAGGTTTGTGGTGCGGTACGGGTAGCCAACCAGCGTCCCCTGTTTATTCATCTCCTCAGCGAAGATGAAGCCGCCCACATTGTCACGCAGGGACTTGAAGAACTGCTCGACAGAGGTGTTGAACACGAAGCCCAGACCGTCAGCGAAGACATTGTTCTTCAGCACAGACGCGACCAGATAGTTCGGGAACATCGCGGTCAGCACACCATTCTTGGCGTACTCGGCGTCCAGACTGGTCACATCAATATTCAGCACACCCTTGTTGTGGAGGAGGCCCAGAGGCTGGAACTCGCCGCCGGTGCCGAGGAACGCGCCCCAGTCAATACCCAGCGCCATCTGCTTCGTCACATCCTGACCGACGATGACATCGTTGTCAAAGTTGGTGGAGCGCAGCAGGTCGTTGCTCATCGGGATGAGCGCGGTCAGCTTCTTGGCGGACAGCTTCAGGTTGCCGAACTTGGGGGCGGTCTTGGGGATGGAGCGGTTCTCGCCGGTGTACATCGCGCGGGAGCCGGTCTTAATCTTGGGCAGGTTCAGGTTGCCGTTCGCCATGCCCAGCCGACGGGCGCCCAGCTCATAGATGACGGTGGCGGGGTACAGCAGCTCGATAATCTCGCTGGCGTAAATCTCCGGCACAAGGTAGCCGCCATCAGAGGGGGAGGTGGCGGACAGAGCTTTGAACTCGCGGGCCATCTCCGCATCGCGGAACTTACGCTCGGCAGTAAACGCCGCCTGCTCAGGGTCGCCGTGGGAAGCGTGGATGCACTTCACCGCACGACCGAACGCGCCGAAGGTTGCCTTCCGGCGATCACGCTCGGACATGGAGGCGATGCGGGTCTTGAAGTCGCTGCCCTGCTGGACGCCGCCGCGAACGGGGGGAGTGCTCAGGAAGATGCCCGCATACTTGCGCTGCGGCGCGGCCTTCGGCTGAGCGGCAGGACCGCCAGACTTCTGCTGAACAGCGGCAGGCTCCGCAGCCGCTTTCGGCTCGACAGCAGGCTCGGCGGACTTCCCGGCGCCCAGCGCGTCGATAATCTGCTGGATAAGCTCAGGGGTCACGCTAAGGGCGCCATCGCCGTCGGCCTTCGCATCGGGTTCGCCCTCCGGCTCGGCAGCGGGTTCGCCCTCCGGCTCGGCGGCAGGCTCACCGTTCTGCTCGACAACGGCGTCCAGCTCAGCCATAATGTCCTCGGTCGTGATGCTGGCGGGGTCCTTGCCCGCAGCGATGAGGTTTGCGAAAATCTGCGCGATAAGCTGCGCAAGCTGTTCCGGGGTCAGTTTCATAGTCAATTACCTCCTGTTTGTGTTGCCGGGACAATCTCAAAAATCATCCCGTCTGTTTTGGTCTTCTTCTGCTTTTTGGGCGGTTCAGGCTCAGGTTCGGGTTCCGGCTCAGGTGTGGGTTGCGTCTCCAAGAAGGGGCTGAGGATTTCAACCAGCTCCCGCACAACAGCGATGAACGGTTTCAGCGCGTTCAGCCTTGCACGGGACATCTTACCGCTCATGGCTTCCGTTCTCAGCTCCTCTGCCAGAGACTTCACATCATCAATCGTGGCTTGGTCGTTCATCGCCCATGTCACGATTGAGACTTCCCACAGCTTGATTCGCTTCAGATACCGGACATGGGCTTCCTCATCAATCTCATAGTCGATAGCTTCGTAGCCAATCGACAGTTCATTGAGCACACCGTCTTTCAGCAGCGTCTGGATGTCGCGTCCCATCGAGGTGTCGCTGATCTTCCCTCGGATGAAAAGGCCGTGGTCATCTTCGCGCAGCTCAATCGGTTTCCCGACAGGGAGCCAGCAACCGTTATGCAAGGCCAGAATCTTGATGCGGGCAAAGTCTTCAACAATGGTTTCGGCGAACGCACCTTTCACAACGATGTCGCCGCCGTCGTCCACATTTCCGAAGACAGAAGCGTAGCCAGAAAACTCTCCGGTATTTTCGTCCGCGCTCTCCAGCGTAAAGCCGACCGCTTTGTGCTCGCGTACCGTAGCCCCGGACTTGATGCCCGTTCCCGCAGTTCGCTTCCCCTTAAATGCCATACAGTCTACCTCCTTTCTTCAGAATGTGGGCAGATGTTAAAAGCCGCCGTATGTCAGATAACACCGGCAGCGAATAACCTCCTCCGGGCGGTCATCCGCAGGGTCTCTTGGGTACATCAACCCATTGGAAAACGGCTTGTCAATCGCCACGGTTTCACCTTCGAGGATGACATGATTGACCTTGCCGTGCGTCCCGTCTCTGGGGTCTTTCTGTGGGTCGCGGTGATGCCACTCTTTTGTTGTGGCTCCTGCGGCCTTCATGGTATCAAACTGACCGGTAGCAAGGGACATCGAGGTCTCCTGCTGTGCAATCAGCTTGGCACGGGCGCGGGTGGTTCCCGGCCCCATAGCCGTTAAAACTTCCTTCTTCAGCTCGTTCTGACTGGAGCCATTCTCGACCCCGCGAGCGATGATGTCCGCGATTGTCTTCTGTGTCGTGGCTTGGATGCCGACGATCCGCTTACCGCCGTTCACCCGCGCCTGCGAAACAAACTTAGGCCGAACGAGGTCGAGCAGGCCGTAGCTCTCGGCGCTTACCTTTCCCCCGTCGTCGTATGCCTGTTTCCAGAGTGGCGTAAACAGCGCGGTGAGCTTCTTCGCTTCTTCCTTCCAGTTCAGCAGTCCGGCTGCGACCGCTTCGGCGAGCCGCTGCCTTTCCTCCTCCTTCAGAGCCTCCCACAGCATCGGGTCAAAGGTTCCATCTGGAAGCAGAAGGTCATCCAGCGCGGCGAGGGCGTCGGTCTCAGCCTTCGCAGTCAGGCCCAGAGCTTTTGCGATAGCCAGATACTGCTCTGAAAAATGCTTCGTGATTGCGGCCTCAAACCTCCGTTCGTTCTCCCGAAGGGCTGCGTCCTCTTTCCGAAGCATCGCCTCAATATTTACGCGCCGTGCCGCTTTCGCTCCGTAGCTCTCGCCCAAAGACTGGGAGACCTCTACGGGGTCTGCGGTCTGCTCCATGAACAGGTCGTTGATGCTGATTTTGAACACATTCCCGCCCGGAACATCCGGCAGGTCCATCAGCCCACGCGCTTCGTTCTTGGTCAGGAGACCGGCGTTCCAGCCGTCCAGCGCCCGCGCCTTATCGAACTCTTTGTCATAAGGCACTACGGGGTCAAACCTCCACACGAGGTCATCCCCAAACAGAGGCAGGAGCTGCTGATTGATGGCTTCTTCTCTGTCATGGATGCGCGGTGTCAGGACATTCTTAGCGTAGATATACTGGGCGGAATCAGCGGTTGATCGGTTGCTGTTTTCCGTGATGCCCATTATCTCGCGCGGCACACCGAAGTGCTCCAGCACAGCATCGCGTATAGCAATCCGGCTTTCCACGAAGCCCAGCTCCCGGACATCCTTGCTGCCGAAGGTCTTTATATCGACATTCCCTGTAATAGCCGCTGCTTTGTGGCTATTCTCCACGCCACGATGCCGCTTGTTCCAGCGAGCCATAAAAGCGTCTCGCTGCTGCTCTGAAGCATCCGGCATGAGGAACACCATCGAAGGCGTCCCATCGTTGTAAAAGAAGCGTTTCTGGAATTGTGCCGAAAACTCGTCGATTTCGATTTCGTCCGCGATGCTTTCTGCCACGCCCAGTCCGCGCATAAACGGGTCCAGCGGATTCAGCCGTTTCATCACGAACATATCATCCACGGGGACCGTCATCGTCAGTCCGCTCGGCGAGGTAATCATATATCCGGGGTTGCCGAGATATGGGGTCATTTTTAC